CACCCTGGTACGTCAAAACTTTATGGAGGCGATTGATGTCACAAATCTCGATACCTCATCTATACCGACCCCGTACTTATCAAAAGCCGGTTTGGTTAGCAATGGAGCTCGGAGTAAAAAGGCTGGTCCTGGTCTGGCACCGAAGATGCGGAAAGGACACAACGAGCCTCAATGTAATGATCGACCAGATGCTCCAAAGACCGGGGAGCTACTACCATCTATTTCCGACAGCCAGACAGGGGAGGAAAGCGATATTTGAAGGAATCGGGAAAGACGGCCACGCATTCATGTCACATTTTCCGAAACAAATCATTCAACGAAAGAATGATCAGGAAATGCTGGTCGAGGTCAAAGGAGCGAAAGGAAATTCGATTTACCAGGTGGTCGGCACCGATAAGGGTATGGATTATCTCCGTGGCACCAACCCGGTCGGCGTGATCTTCTCGGAATACTCGAGAATGTCTCCCGCCGTATGGGACACGATTCGTCCGATACTCCGGGAGAATGATGGGTGGGCCATCTTTGCGTACACGCCATGGGGAGAAAATCATGGATACGATATGTATAACATGGCCAAGGATAATGACGAATGGTTTGCCAGTTTGCTAACCGTTGACAATACGGTTGACCATGAGGGCAAACCGCTGATTAGTCAAACCGATGTCCAGGAAGAACGCGATTCCGGCATGAGTAAAGAAATGGTTGCCCAGGAGTTTTATTGTTCCTGGCAATCCGCACTTCCCGGAGCTTATTTTGCCAGTGAAATGGAAACCGCCCTGGAACAAGGTCGAATCACCCAGGTGCATTATGAGCCGGAACTACCTGTTGATACCTATTGGGATCTGGGTGTTGCCGATGAAAATGCAATCTGGTTCGCCCAGCATGTCGGCAATGAAACCCGCCTGATTGATTATTACGAAAACTCCGGCGAAGGCTTGGTGCATTACATCAAAGCTCTCCGGAGCAAACCTTATGTTTATGGCAAACACCATGCGCCGCATGATATCCAGGTGCGCGAGTTTTCTACCGGTCGTTCGAGAAGGGATACCGCGATGAATCTCGGCATTGATTTTCTGGTCGGCAAGAAGGTTGAGAAGATGGAGTCCATTGATTCACTCCGGCGATACCTGGGGCGTTGTTGGTTCGATGCCGAAAAATGCAAACTGGGAATCGCGGCACTCCGCAATTTTCATAAAAGCTATAACGATAAGACCCGAACATTTTCATCTCCGGTACATGATTGGAGCTCACACGGGGTCGATGCGCTGATCGAATGCTCCAATGCGTTCTATTTAGATGGATTCGAAGAGTCCAATATGAAACAAACGCAATCGATTAATGAGTACGATATTTTCAATGCGGGGAAAAGTAGTTTTTTTTAATGGTTTGAGATTGCCAGAAATGTACAACTTTCATTAATTTGTAACTAGATAATAATAGGAGTTTCCTCTAATGGGTTCATTGTTTAGTTCACCAAGTATGCCAAGTCCTCCGCCACCACCTCCTCCGCCAAAGCCGGTTGTTATGCCGCCGCCGCCACCTCCTCCGGAGCCTCCAAAGCCTCCGCCAGAAGTGGATAAGAATGCGGAAGAAATGGAAGCGAGAAAGGCAACGCTGGCAAGGAAACGAAGCGGCCGAAGGTCTACCATTATGACCGGTCCTTTGGGTGATCCCTCGGATGCCGGATCCTATAAGAAAAAACTACTAGGTGACTAATGCCAGATATTATTTCTTTACTTAAACGACACGACAAACTGAAACAGCGGCGTGTTCAATGGGAGCCGTTCTTTCGGGATGTTCGAGATTATATTCGCCCGAGAAAAGGCAAAGTGGATTCATCTACCTTGCAATACGGCCAGCCGAACACCAATAAAAGGTTTGACTCGACAGCCACCGAAGCGAATAGACTCCTCGCACTTTCCATGCAGAATTCACTATGTCCGAGCTCGGTGGTTTGGTACAAACTGAAAATCCCCGATGCTCACCCGATGGCAGACCTCAATAATGATCCGGAAGTCCAGGCGTGGTTCGATGCGGCCGTCCAGAAAATGTTTTTCACCATGCACCAATCCAATTTCTATTCGGTGATTGGTGAGGCGTTTCTCGACTACACATCCTTTGGAACAATCTGCATCATGGTCGATGAAGATGATTTGACCAATCCGGCATTCAATGGAGTGATCTATAAGAGTATGCCAATCGGTGAATTTGTTTTTGCCGAGGATCGCCGGGGTGTACCCGATACTCTTTTTTGGGAATACAAATTGAGTGCCAGGCAAGCCGCCCAGCAATTCGGGTTGAAGAACTTGCCCGAAGTGATTCGGGAAGCCGCCCAGGAAAAGCCGGACGAAGAATATGATTTTCTTCGGGCGGTCCTTCCGGCGGAAGATTATTATTCGAAGAAGCGCCGAGGCAAGGAATCAAAAGCCTGGACGGCCATCGATATTTTTTCCCATGGCAAGGAAAAAGTTGCCGAGTCGGGATACAACGAATTTCCGTACGCCATCGGACGGTTTGCCAAGGAATCCGGCGAACTTTGGGGGAGATCCCCGGCCGATGTTGCCATGGCAGATATTAAAGTTTTAAACAAGATCCGCGAGTTAGAGCTTAGAGCTCTTGCGAAAGCGGTCGATCCTCCAATGATTGCCCCGCACCAGGGAATTGTCGGAGCATTCAAACTTATTCCGGGAGCGATTAACTATTCACGCGAACCCGAACGCATCAAATTTTTACCATTCGAAGGCCGATTTGATCTTACCAATTTAAAAGGTGACGAACTCAAACGCGGTATCCGGTCCATGTTCATGGCAGATCAACTTGTGATGCCGGAAAAACCGAACATGACCGCCCAGGAAGTAATCGAATTGAGAGAACAATTTCAAAGAATGTTAGGGCCCACGGTTTCACGTTTTGAATCCGAAGTCCTAATGCCTATCGTTTTACGCACGTTCGGCATCGGCTATCGTACCGGCTTGTTTCCGACTCCTCCGGAACAATTGTTCGGTTTAGATGAAATCGATGTCGAATTTGTGGGCTCCCTGGCCAAAGCACAAAAACTTCAAGATGTGACAGCAATAACTCAATGGTTTGGAATGCTTGGCCAGGCGGCCCAATTTAATCCGGAAGTTTTGGACATGGTTGATTTTGAGGAAGCATTAAGAATCCTGGGTGACCGGTTAGCGGTTCCGGGTTCTGCATTGAAATCCGAGGAAGCTCTAGCACAACTAAGAATGATCAAAGCTCAACAAATGGAACAACAAAAACAAACGGACGAATTGATGACGGCCGCCGAGGGTGTAGGAATGGCAGGGCCGGGACTCAAATCATTGATGGAGGCAAATGAAACAGCCGAACGAGTTGGAACTCCAACTGAATGAAAAGGCACGTAAGAAAGTAGCAATCAATTATTTGCATTGTTTCGATACACAAGCGGGGCAAGAGGTTTTAAAGGACTTGAAAGAAATGTATCAGGATAAATCCAGCGTGGTGGCAAACGATCCGCATGGCACTTATTTTCAAGAGGGATGCCGGTTTGTTTATCTACTGATTACCGAATCGGTGAAGCTGGGACAAGAACTTAAATCAAAAGGAGAATAATTAATGATTACGGAAACGCAAGAGCCGGTTGAATCCGACACCTCAAGCGAAGCGGAAGAAACGGTTGAGGCTCCCCCTAGCTGGCGGGATGAAGTACCGGAAGATTACCGCGAAGAAAAAACATTGAGTAAATATCAAAGTGTCGGTGACCTGGCAAAAGGTCATGTGCATCTTTCTCGCATGATGGGGAATTCTGTAAAGATTCCGGGAGAGGATTCCACTGATGACGAACGCAATGATTTTTATTCGAAGCTGGGACGGCCCGAAACAGCGGACAAATATGAATACGAACGTCCGGACATGCCGGAAGGAATGGCCTATGATGAAAATTCCGAATCTGCATTTAAACAGTTGGCACACGATCAGGGGCTATCGCAAAAACAGTTAGGATCCATTCTGGATTTCTATAATAAGTTTGCCTTGGATTCCCAGATTGATCAGAAACTAAAAATGGATGAAGCCTATTTTAAAGGGGAAGCATCCTTACAAAAAGAATGGGGCATGAAAGGGTACGACCGGAATGTTGCAATCGCCCAACGTGCGATGAAAGAATTCGGCGGTCCGGAGCTCGAGAAACTTTTAACGTCCGACCCCCGTGGTTCTGATCCGGCACTCATCAAGGCGTTTTATAAGATGGGCTTAAAGAGCCAGGAAGCTCGACCATTAGATGCCGAACATGATTCTAGTTTTCTGGATATCACATCGGCGCAAAAAGAAATTGAAAACTTTAACAAGCCAGCGCACAAAATGTATAAGGCTTACTGGAACAAAGACGATCCGAAGCACGCCGAAGCGGTTGCGTACCGTGATCGATTATTTGATATGGCATACCCGGATGAATGATGGAACAAAACATCTATTGCGGTGATTGCGAAAAGTTTGGAAAAAAGAGAATTGTTATATCCAGGGTTAAAAACCCGTTTCGCCTCGGAAGGTTAAGAGGTCGGAAACATGATTATTGTTTGCATTATGATTTACCAGCGAAGGAAACCGATTTCTATGGATTGTGTGAAGTTGCAAAACGCATTCCGGTCAAAATTGAGTTCCCTAGCTTAGTGACGAAAGACCCGGAAACGGACCCTCCAATGTCACATAATAGTTGTATCTCGGATACCCCGCAAGGGCCCACCTTATAAGTAGTACCCGAGAGCCCGGTGGTCGGTTACCTCTCTAAATTATTAACTCCTCAAATAAAGAGGTAATGAAATGAGCACTGAAGTCAACAAGGCTTTTGTAAACAAGTACCGCTCAAATTTCATACACCTGGCTCAACAAAAAGGTTCTCGCTTGCGAAACTTTGTGAGGGTAAACGAGGGAGTTGTCGGGAAGGCTGATCATTTTGACCGCTTGGGTAGTACAAACGCGCAAAAAATGACAAGTCGGCATTCAGACACTCCATTGATTTCTACCCCCCACAGTAGGCGAAAAGTTGTAATGGAAGATTACAACTGGGCTGACCTTGTAGACAAAGCTGATCAGATAAAAATGTTATCTGATCCTGGCTCTGAATACATGACAGCGGGTGTATGGGCAATGGGCAGAACAATGGATGATCTAATTTTAGAGGCAATGACAGGAAACGCAACGAGCGTATCCTCGGCTGATGCCGCTTCATCCGTTGCACTTCCCGCCGCGCAAAAAGTGGTTCACGGTTCCGCCGGGATGTCACTTGCTAAATTGCGAGCGGCTAGGAAAATTTTAAGAGAAGCAGACATCGATCCTGATGAA